TCACAAAGCGAACAAAGATGTAGAGGAATTTCTTGACAGCCAGTATCAGGCTAACTATACTGATGATTGTGACTACTGGAAAGACGAAGGTGAGTATAATGACTAAGATTATGATTGAAGTAGATCCAGATCAGATGCAGATGTGGATTGTCAATGACTTGAAACAAAACTACATTGATCAAGTAATGCATTGGTCAAAAGAGCCTGATGCTGAAAAACTTGCTGATTCTCTGTTGACTGTGATAGAATACTATTCTGCGCCATCAGAATACAATGAGTGGTATGAGACTATTAAGGAGTTGTAATGGCTAATCTACAATTTGACATAGAGCAACGTATCATGCAATGCTGGGGTGTAGTTGATGATCTGGATGTGCTGTTTGGTGCAGTATGTGATAGTAGCCCACCATTAACGGAAGACCAGATTGCTAATACTCTACTGGGCATGAAGCAGTTGTACAATATGAAGTTTTATGCTTTAATGAGTACTTTTGAAAAATACTTGAAAGAGCAACATGAAGAGCGAAAGCAAGTTCCTTAAACATATTCCATGCGAGGAATGCGGTAGCAGTGACGGTAATGCACTGCACGATGATGGACATGAGTTTTGCCATGTCTGTCACACATATAAACACGGAGACGGTATCTCTACTAAGGGAACAGGCTCAATCAAGGTAACTAAAATGCAGATCAAAGGCGAAGTAAAAGCAATCATGGATCGTGGAATTCTCAGTAGTTCGGCGGAGTTCTACGGAGTTACTGACTATTTAGGGAATCACTACTATCCATATGCTGATGATACCGGCACTATTGTAGCTGCTAAGGTACGCAATGTAGAGAACAAAGACTTTCGTGTAGAAGGTGCTTGGGCTAAAGCAGTTCTGTTTGGTCAGCAGAAGTTCCAGAAGGGTGGCAAGTTTGTTACGATTGTAGAAGGTGAACTTGATGCTCTAGCAGCATTCCAGATGACAGGTTCTAAGTATCCTGTTGTAAGCGTCAGGAACGGTGCTGCAGCGGCTCTGAAGGACTGCAAAGCCCAGTATGAATGGTTGGACAGCTTCGAGACGATTGTAGTCTGTTTTGATGCTGATGAACCCGGTAAGAAAGCTGCTCAAGAGGTGGCAGAATTGTTTGGTGCAAAATGTAAAATCTTTAAGGCAAGCAACGGCTACAAAGATGCTTGCGACTATCTGAAAGACGGTAGTGTTACACAATTTACTCAGGACTGGTGGAAGGCCGAAGTCTATACACCGGATGGTATTGTTGCTGGCTCAACACTGTGGGAAGAAGTGTGCAAGCCTGTGGAGAAATCAAGTGCATTGTATCCTTGGAACGGAGTTAATGATCTTACTTATGGGCTGCGCCCTGCTGAACTCGTTACTGTTTGTGCTGGCAGCGGTTTGGGGAAAAGTCAGTTTCTTCGTGAAATTCTTTGGCATCTCATCAAGTCTACTGATGCTAACATCGGCTGCCTTTTCATGGAAGAATCTGTACGGAAGACAGCTCTATCTATTATGTCTCTAGCTTGTGATAAGCCACTGCACTTGCCTGATACTCTTGTGTCTGACAGTGAGCGTGAAGCTGCTTTCAATTCCACACTTGGCACTGATCGTCTATACTTCTTTGACCATTTTGGATCTAACAGTATTGAGAATATTGTTAATAGAATCAAGTACTTAGCTAAAGCCTGTGACTGTAAATACATTTTCCTAGACCATATCTCTATGATTGTATCTGCTCAGTCTAATGGCGATGAGCGTAAAGCCATTGATGAACTAATGACTAAGCTGCGTACACTGGTGCAGGAGACTGGTGTTACTCTGATTGCAGTATCGCATCTGAAGCGGCCAGAAAGCAAAGGCCATGAGGAAGGTGCTGCTACTAGTCTGGCTCAGTTGCGTGGCTCTGGCTCTATTGCTCAGTTGTCTGACATTGTTATCGGTCTAGTGCGTAATGCTCAGGCTGATGATGAACGTGAACGCAATACAACTCGTGTAAGTGTGCTGAAGAATCGATTTAGCGGCATGACTAGCCCACACTGTGCGTCCTTGCTTTATAGCAAAGATACTGGTAGAATGATAGAATATGATGAGGAGGTACTGTGAAAGATTTTTTGAGAGAGTTCTACTCACCGTTGCAACATCTGCGTATAATGCGCTTTATCGACCACATGAAAGCATTCTTTAACTGCTGGAAAACAAATGACAAAAATGAAAGTTCTTGATCTATTCTCAGGCATAGGTGGTTTTAGTCTTGGACTAGAACGTGCTGGAATGGAAACAGTTGCTTTTTGTGAGATTGACAAAAAAGCACAACTGGTATTGAAAAAGCATTGGCCTAATGTTCCTATTTATGAAGATGTATCAACTCTGAAAGGTGACGAAATTGGATCAGTTGACGTTATTTGTGGAGGATTTCCATGTCAAGACATCAGCACAGCAGGAAAAGGTGCAGGTCTTGCAGGAGAACGATCAGGACTATGGTACGAATTCCACAGACTTATCAAAGAAATCAAACCGAAGTACGCTATCATTGAAAATGTCTCAGCCTTACGTTCTAGAGGATTGGAACAAGTTCTTAGGTCGCTCGCTGAGATCGGGTATGATGCTGAGTGGCATTGTATTACCGCTTCCTCCATTGGTGCACCTCACAGACGGGATCGAATCTGGATCTTGGCCTACCCCTCGGAGTTGCAGTGCAATGGCAGCAACAATAACACCGGAATCAGTATGGAATCCGAAGAGAAATCCAAATTTAGAAACAGTTGTAGGACGGAGAATGTGGCCTACTCCAACTTGTCACAATGCAAAGAAAGGAGCCTATCCGGCAGAATACTCTCGCAAGACACCAAGCTTAGCTGCACAAGTTGGTGGAAAGTTGAACCCTCAGTGGATAGAGTGGCTGATGGGATTCCCGGAAGGGTGGACAGACTTAAACAATTAGGTAATGCAGTAGTCCCACAAATACCAGAACTAATTGGAAGAGCAATCATTAATTATGACAAGGATCGTAGCTGATATCGAAACTGACAGCAAAGCATCGAAGATTTGGTGCTTAGTTACTCAAGACTTGGACACTAAGGAAGTAATCGTATGGCGGGAAACATCGGAAGAGTTAAAGGAATACCTAAGCAAAGCAGAGGTAATCATCGGTCACAACTTCATCAACTTCGATGCGCCGATTCTGAATCGCTTATGGAATACGAAGATTCGTTTGAGTCAAGTGTTCGATACGCTGATCCTAAGCCGACTGTTAAATCCGGTGATCGAAAACGGTCACAGCCTAGACAGTTGGGGAGAAAGGCTTGGGCTGAACAAGATTGACTATTCTGCTATCTGGTCATGGATGACAGGTGTATTTGTTGATAAAAAGACTAATACATCAATGCCATTTGATGAGCCAGTAGAGTCTCTGTTGCTGCACTATTGCAAACGTGACGTAGAACTGACAGGAAATCTGTATGAACATCTCAGACAGGAACAAAGCAAGACGAAAACATCCGAGGAGGCTCTGCAGTTGGAGTTCGGCGTACAAGCCATCATTGCAGAGCAGGAACGGAATGGGTTCAAACTCGACACACCCTATGCTATGTCGTTATTGTCCACTATCAAAGGAGAAATGGATGAAATCGTTGGAAGAATGCGTGAAGTCTTTCCTGACATCGTTCACAAGCGTATTTCAGAAAAGACAGGCAAGGCTCTACAGGATCGAGTGGAGGTATTCAATGTCGGATCTCGTAAGCAAATCGCTGAAAGACTTATTGGACTTGGTTGGAATCCTACTAAGTTCACTGATAAAGGGTCTGTTATCGTTGATGAAACCGTTCTTGAAGGAGTCAACATACCAGAAGCTAAAGTCATTGCTCGGTATCTGATGCTTCAGAAACGAGCTTCAATGTTAGAATCTTGGTTAGAGAAAGTAGGTAGAGATGGACGAGTGCATGGCAAAGTTATTACTATTGGAGCTGTTACTGGTCGTTGCACTCACAGCGATCCCAATATGGCTCAAGTTCCTGCAGTCAGAGCAGAGTATGGCAAAGAATTTAGAAGCTGTTGGATTGTTGAAGCCGGTAATGTGCTTGTTGGGACTGATTTATCTGGTATTGAGTTGCGCTGCTTTGCCCATTACCTTAATGATACTGATTACACTAATGAGGTAGTCAATGGTGATGTTCATACCCGTAACCAACACGCTTTTGGCGTAGACTCTAGAGACTTGGCAAAGACAATCCTCTATGCTACGCTGTATGGCGCATCAGCAGGTAAAGTAGGTAGGATTATTGGTAAAGGTGAAAAAGATGGAAAGCAGATTATCGACAACTTTTGTAAGGCAGTTCCTGCGTATAAGCGGCTCAAGGAAAAGGTTGAAAAAATCGCAGAAAAGGGTTCAATACCGGGATTGGATGGTAGACGTTTACAAATACGATCACCCCACGCAGCTCTTAATACGCTACTACAATCAGCAGGAGCAATTATCGCAAAGAAGTGGATGGTGCTTGCCAGAGCTAATCTGCGGAAAGCCAAAGTGCCGTATAAGCAAGTTGCGTTCGTGCATGATGAGCTTCAAATCGAAGTCAACGAAGCTTACGCAGAACAGGTGGGAACTATCATGGTTGAAAGTGCGGCACAGGCAGGAATTGAACTTGGATTTAGATGCCCTGTCGGAGCAGAATACAAAGTTGGACGTAACTGGGCAGAATGCCATTAAGGAGAAATAAATGAGTAAAGACTTGACAGAACCAGATATGCTTGGTATCATAATAGTTAAGGAGTACGAAGATGGATCAATAACATGGGAAACCAACTATGAACATGAGTACATGATTGAGTTATTGGAAGACTTGATTGAAGAAGCAGAACTGCAAAACTTTAAACCTGTATTAAACTAAGGAGTAACAAATGGCTAACGCTAAAATGAAACCGATCAAGATTGCTGGTGAGTTCCAATGGTGTAATCTCACCAAAGTTAATGACATGAGTGGTAAGTATCAGCTTGATATCTGCAATCTGTCAGAGCAAGCAATCAATGCGTTGAAGGAAGTTGGTGCTCAAGTACGCACTCGTGATGATAAGCCTGAGAAGGGCTATTTCATCACTGCTAAGAGCAACTACGAGATTCCTGCAGTGGATACTAGTG